ATTGGCCAATTGCATTTCCAACATTGATACCCAAAGAAGCACCAACTGCTGCCGCCATTCCAAGATCAATATCATTCCCCAATATATTCGCACCGATTCTAGATTCATCTTGTCTATAATTTACACTAGATGATACAGCGACACCTTCTGGCATATAAATATTAATTGTTGGGCCAATCTGACTTCCATCCCCTTTAGCTGGATTTATATTTTCCTTATGATGTTGTAATGCAGTCTGCTGCATAGCTCTAAACTGAACAAAACTATGACCATTACCTTGGCCCAAGTCACTAGGATATCTGAGATCTCCTGATGAATATGCAGCCTTTATATTTGCACTCATCTGCTGTCGGGGCCCTCTATCGTAGAAATTCGGTGCCATTTTTTTTCTCCTAGACTAAATACTTCTTATATTTATAAGGAATTATATAATGCATAAACGATTTACATATAAAGGTAAGTATGCACCGACAAATCCAGATAAATATAAAGGTAATTCCAAAAATATAATCTATCGTTCTATGTGGGAACGAAGATTCATGAAATATTGTGATACTAACCCAGCCATAATTGCATGGGCGAGCGAAGAGTTAGTTATACCCTATTTATCACCTATCGATAAGAAAATACACAGATATTATCCAGATTTTTTAATAAAAATGATTAATAAAGAAAATGTAATAAAAACAATAGTAATAGAAGTGAAACCAAAAAAAGAAACGGCTCCACCAAAAAGGAAAAAAAAGAAAACATTTAGATATCTAGAAGAAGTTAAAGTGTGGGGAGTTAATGATGCTAAATGGAAAGCTGCAAAAGAATACTGTCGAAAACAAGATTGGGAATTTAAAATTTTAACTGAAGACCATTTACTCCCATAAAAAGATTATAAATATGTTCAACTACTTTCGGAGAACAAATGGCAAACTTTGATATATTATTAAAAAAGATGTTGAGTTCTGGTATTAGGCCCAATACAAATGCATCTAGAGAATGGTTTAGAAAAAAGATAAGGGAAACTAGTATAAACAGGACTAGTCTTTTGACTGATAGTGCAAGAGCTGCAGCAACTCCTATCACTGGTAATATGTATTGTTACTCATATGATCCAAAATTTGCAAAGAAACTTCCGTACTATGACGAATTTCCATTAATATTTTGTGTGGAAAGAACCGCTGGTGGATTTGTAGGCATCAATTTACATTATGTGTCTCCACAAAGAAGATTACTAATGATGAGTTCATTATCAAGAATTGCATCCGACAAAAAATATGATGAGAACACTAAACTTAGATTATCTTATGCTGCGTTGAAACAACTCTCTAGGTTTGAACAATTTAAACCAACTATAAAGAAATATTTATACGCACAGACAAGAAGTAAATTTGTGAAGATTGACTCTAATGAATGGGATATGGCTATATTCCTACCAATACAAAAATTCAAGAAAGCAAGTTCTGCAAAAGTATGGGCAGATTCTGCGAGATTAGGAAAATAAATGTTTAATCCAGATAGTTTTACATCAATGATATCCAGTAGTGGCCTCTCACGAGGAAACAGATATGAGTTAACTATTAATATGCCATTAGGTTTATTAGCAGCTGGTCAAGCTACAAGAGAATTATCTTTACGAGTTTCAAGTGTAGAATTGCCTGGAAAACAAGTTGGTACAAGAGAAGTCAAAATCCAAGGCCCAGCAAAGAAAATGCCATATGGAGTTATATTTGAAGATTTAAACTTTAATGTTATGTTATCAGAAAATTTACAAGAAAGAAGATTATTTTCGTCATGGATGGAATTATCATATAATCAAGATTCTAGTTATACTGGTTACTTCGACGAAATAACAGCAAATGTAATTTTTAAATCTTTTGGACAAAGTAACACAGAATTATATAGATTAGAATTTGAAGATGCATATCCTATTTCTATAGGAAATGTTTCTTTCTCTTATTCAAATGAAGATATAGCACAGTTGCCAGTAACTATAGCATATAGAAAATACTCAATGGAATCATCAACAGGAAACTATTCAAATTTTATCAATAGTAGTATAGAAAATATGGCTCAAAGAGCTGCGACTGCTAGAGAAATATCTCTTGGATATGGTGGATTAGATGGTGTGTTGTCAAATGCCGCAGTAAATCTTATAAACCATGCAAACCCCACAGGTATAGAGGCCTTTAAACAATTAGAAAATAACTTTAATTCTACTCAAAATGTGATTAATCAACTAGGTGCAATTAAACATGAGACAAATGACTTAATTTCAGTATTGGGATTTGGTCGAAGATAATTGAATATATTATAGGAGTATATAATGACACTACCAACTTTAGATCAACCAACATATGAGTTGACTCTACCGTCTACAAAAGAAAGAATACGATATCGACCATTTTTAGTAAAAGAAGAAAAAATTCTTTTAATGGCTCAAGAAGGAGATGATATTGGAGAACAGATAGAATCTATAAAACAAATTATAAGAAATTGTATTATTTCTGGAAATGTTAGAATTGAAACTTTATCTACTTTTGATATAGAACTTTTATTTATAAAAATTAGAAGTAAATCTGTTGGAAATTTTGTAGAATTGCAGTACAAACACGAATGTAGTGCAGAGAATAATGAAGAATGTCAAATACCATTTAGAGTAGACTTAGATAATGTTTATATAGAGAACCAAGATAATCATACAAATAAAATAGAGTTAACAGACACTGTTGGTATTTTTATGAAATATCCAGATTTTAAGTTATTACATAAAATTACAACAATGGATAATTTTGAAGAAATGTTGACGGTAATTACAAAATGTATTGATGTAATATACATGGGAGAAGAAACATATAGTCCATCAGATTATTCAGATGAAGAAATGTTGAATTTTTTAGAAAATCTATCACAAGAACAGTTTCTAAAAGTTAGTGAGTTTTTTGATACAATGCCTCAAACAGCATATGATGTCGAAATAAAATGTAAAAAATGTGGATATGAAAATAAAATGATGTTGAAAGGCATCTCTGATTTTTTCGTATAAGCTTATACCATGAAAGTCTGGCCTCTCTATACCAGACAAACTTTTCTCTTATGCAATATCATAAATATAGTTTGACAGAAATAGAAAATATGATTCCGTGGGAACGTGAAGTATATATAACAATGTTAGTAAACTATATAAACGAACTAGAAGCGAATAGAAATAAGTAAGAGGATGATATGAATATGACCGAAGATAGAGAAACAAAATATCAGTCATGGAAAGACATGGCAAGTGCAGTAGATTCATGGAGAATATTTCCAAGGATCTTTATAACAACTTATATATACCTACTTTATCAAGTAGTAAATTGGTTCATGTCACTACCAAATCCAAATTTAGAACAATCTGGATTAGTAAGTATTGTCGTAGGAGCCGGCGCTGCTTGGTTTGGTTTATACTTAGGATCAGGAAAGAGTAAATAATGGTCACCCCAAACACATTAGATTCAGTTATAAGTAACATACAAAACTTTAGTGGTAAATCAACAAAATTATCAGAAACTTTGAATCAATCTGCCGAATTGTTGGATACTGGAACCGCTAGTACAGCTGTTAGTCAGATTAGTGAATTAATTTCACAGCAATCTAATATGTCTGTTGGAGAACTAAAAAGAACTAGAAAAGACTTGAGTAGTTTCAAAGGTGCAATTAGTGCATCTGATAAAATTACAGATAAAGATAGAGGTAATATAATATCTTTATTAGAAAATCAAGATAAAGTTCTCGCTGAAAGTACCACATTATCTAAAAAAGCAGCAGAATTTGTACAAACAAAAATAAAAGATAATTCTATAGATATGACTGCTGTTGTTTCTGGTGCTCTATCAGAGTCACCAGCACTTGCTATGGGTGCAATGTTTGTTGGTAATAAAATAAAAGAAGCTATACAAGCAAGAAGAGAAAGAAAGACAGAGCAAGCCGAAAGAATGGAACGTATTCGGCAACAAGAAGAAATTCAAGAAGAAGAAATGTCAGCTCTACGTGGTGTTATATCAAATCAAGAGACATTGGAAAAAATGAATATGTCTCAAGAAGAGGCAACCCAACTCGCAATAAACGCTGGTAAAGATTATCAAGAATATGTAGATGAATTAAAGAATAAACTAATAATAGAATCTAAAATTGCAAAACAAAATCAAGAAACTGCTGAAGAACATGAAAAAGCTATAAACAGTTTAAGAGACAAATTTGGAATAACTGCGGCTGAAACATCTCCAAATATTCCAAGTGGTGGTATGGATAATGTTTCTAGTAATACAGAAGAAAGTTTTGACAAAATAGAAGAAGGACTGCACGAAGGCACACCTTATCTAAAATCTATATTAGAATTAATGAAATTTATGACAGAAGAAAATCCAGCTGATATAGAAGAAAGACGCGAAAAGCGCCGTATGGACGAAAAAATGCTTGCAGCTATGAAAGCAAAGAGTAATGTAAGTTCGGTATCAAAAAGTAAAAGTGGCAATGAAGGCAGTATGTTAGATACCCTTGGGGATATCGGTGGTGTGATAGGACTTGGCGGTGGTGCTGCAGGAGCTGCTGGACTTATGAAAAACAAAATTAAATCTATGTTTGGATTTGGTGCAAAAAGTACTGATGTT